CAATGCCGCCTGCGCTGCTTGGCGACGATCTCCCGCACGAGGCGAGCATTGTGGGCGGCGATCCGGACCTCGCGGAACGCCTCGTCGCAGGCGGGGGGCGTCTCGCCCTTGTTGGCGAGGTAGCGCCGCAGACCCTCGCTGTTCTCGGCACCGAGATCCAGGCCGCTCCCGGCGAGGATGATACCCTGACGCGACGCCGTGGCGAGGCAGAAGTCGGGCATCAGCCTCTCCCGCCGCAGGAAGCCTCAAGCTCGTTCGCACGCGCATGCAGCCAATAGAGGAACTCGGTCTGGTCGAACGCGCTGATTTCAGCCGCGTCCATCATCGCCCGAAGGTGCGGCCCGCAGAGATCCTCTGCGTAGTCCCGACACCAAGCTGCCGCCTCGCGCGGCTGGCTGGACATCTCCGCGACCTTGCGGAGGACGGGCTGGAACGCCCGGTGGGAAGGGGGGAGAAGCGGGTGCGACGTCTTGGGGTGGGTGCTGAGCATGTTGCCCCTCGTTCGGCGGGTGAGCCGATGGGCAACCCTACGATGGGCAAAGGCCCGTGGTCAAGCGCCCAAATGGGCTTCGGCCTATTTTTTCCGCTTGACAGCGCCCATCGCCCAGCGCGAGAACGGGGGCCGGGGGGTCGCGCGGGGACTAGCCTCAACCTTGTACCAGGGATCTCCCACTACCTTCATCGTAGAGCGCTACATATCCGTAGATTCTCATCCGATGGGCTGCTGACGCAGCCTTACCAGAGCCAGACTCCCTCCCGTAGGGAGATAATATCTCCTACGTTTCTATAGGTCTCAACGTAGGGAGTCTAAGCTCTACGGTTCTATAGGGGGGCAGGGATAGGTAGAGGTTACGCGCGCGAGGGAACTCAGCTTGAGCGTAGCCGTTATAAGGGTGCCAATCGGAGCATCCCCATGCAACACGCCGATTGAGGCCCCCGCTTCATCTCACGATGGGCGGGGGCTTTCTATTTCGGGCGTCAGCGATACCTGAGGGTTAGCATGGTGCCGGTGACGCTGGTCGCGCAGACGAAGACGTACTCGGTCTTGCGACCCAGGACTTCGGCCTGAATCGTCACCTCAAAGGCGCGCCGTACTTTCGCGCCCATGTACTCGGCCAGCGCAGCCTGGGCCTCGGTCTCGCGGCCCGAACGGTAGGCTCGCCGGATCAGATCGTCGGTCTTTGCGTCGAGCGGGTAGAACGCGCGGTCCAGATGCGCTGCGAGCGTCTCGATGTTCGTCAGGAAGCCCGCAAGGCGTCTGCCCGTTTCTGCAGACGACAGGACAGTCGACGTAGCCCCCTTGGCTGAAAGCCCAGGAACGACGGGCATCTTCTCAGCGGCAGCTGCGACGCACTGGCTGTCGTCCTGGGCGAGCGCGGATGGTCCGATTCCCAACGCGGAGACGACGACAGCGGTGTAGAGCAGGCGGCTCATGGATGTCCCCTACGAGGTTGTGAGCCGACCGAGGTAGCGGCCGACGATGCTGATCTCGTCCAGCGTCCGCTCCTCCGCGCTGTGCTTCGGGTTGTCGGAGATGATGCGAACGCGCACAGGATCCTCGTTCCGGCCCGACGAGATCTCCAGGCGCTTCAGGATCACCCCGCCCAGCGCGTCCGCGAGCGCGTAGATGCCCGGCGGCGAGGGCACGCGGTGTCCGATGTCAACGAACACGGCGTCGCCGTCATCGACGGTCGGCCACATCGAATCGCCTATCGCCTCGAAACAGCGCACCCGCTGGGCAGATACCCGGAACCGACCGCGAATGATGGCGTCGGGGAGCCTCCACCAGTCCTTGATCCCTTCGGCCGCGTAGGACTCGCCGTTGTCCATCGGGATCTCGGTGACGTGCGTGACGCCACCGCCGCCCATGCCGAGCGAAACGTCCACTTGGAGGATGGCTCCCGGCGGCAGATCGCCCACGTCGCGGCCGAAAAAGTTCTCGGCCATTCGGACTTCGCGGGCCGATGGATCGATGTCGTCGTCAGGGTCGAACGAGGACACGAACGACGCGGAGGATGCGGCAGGATCCCCGGTGCCCTTCTTGCGTGAATCCTCCTCCTGGAGGATCGACGCGATGCCCTCTGTGACGGCTCGTGGGGTGTAGTGGCTGCTGATCAGCCATTCCTCAGGCTTGCCCAGTGCGGCGGCCAGCTTCTTCAACTCGTGCAGCTTGCCGCCCCTGTCCCGCTTGATTGCGTCGCGAACGTAGGTCTCGCCCAGACCCGCCTTGAGAGACACGGCCTTCATGTTGGTCCCCTGCCGCTTGATTTCGGCATGGAGGCGTTCGCGCCATTTCGTGTCCCCTTTCGGCATGGTGGGAGCATGCCCACTTGAATGATCTTTGACCACAGGGTAATTGCCCATTGACACGGCGGGCATCTGCCCAGTACTGTCCTTGGCTATGTCCGAGACCCAAAAACTCATCGCTGAAATCGACCGCTTTCTGGCCGAGGTGCCGATGGCGGAAACCACCTTCGGCCGCTTGGCCGTGAACGACGGCAAGCTGCTCGCACGTCTTCGGTCGAGCGGCACCGTCACGCTGGACAAGGCGGATCAGATCCGCCGGTTCATGAGGGAGCGCCGTGAGGTTGGCCCCACGCGGCAGTGCGCCCGGCAGGCGGTTGCCTGATCCAGATGGGCACCGCGTCGTCTGTCTCACCCTCTCTCGTTAGCGCCTCGCGTCGCCGGGCCTCTGCGAGGACTGTCTCAGAATGGGACACACCCCCGCCGCAGTCGCCGGGCCGGTGCCGTCAACTGCCAGTCGCGTGCCGGTCAACTGCGGCTGAACGCATCATCGAGTTCCTGCGCCGCACGCACCCGCTGAAGACCGCCGAGAACGTGGCGGCCGACACGGGGCTTGGCGCGGAGACGGTCCAGACGTGGATTGATCGGGGCTCCGCGCCGAACGTGGTCGGGCTCTGGGCGCTGGTGAGCGCTTACGGCCCCGACTTCCTGTGCGCCGCCTTGGGCGACGCCTCGCCGTCTTGGCTCTGTTCCGCCGCGCGTGACGCGGAGCTTCAGCGCATTGAGGCGCAGATGCAGGCGCTGGCCGCCAAAGCTGAGTCCCTGAAGACCATTCGTTGACCGGGCCGCCCAACGGGGCCGCCACAGTCGTGCTGTCGGAGTTGCAGATGAAGCGTCAGGCCGCGATGGGCGTGATCTACGTCCTCTTCTTTCGGGTGCATCAGCTGATCGGCGACTGGCACCGATCTCGCGCCGAAAAGCACTACGAGCGAGCCCGTTGTTGGGCGGCTCGTGCGAGCTAGCGCCCGGCTTCATCTGACACTTCACTGACGCGGGAGGCCGCCATGAGCGGGACGAAGGACGATCAAGCCGCCCAGAGCCAGAACCTCGTCATGGACGCGGTGCTGATGTTCCCCAAGGACGCTGAGAAGCTCCGCGAGGAGTTCGTGGAGGTGCCACAGGGGATCGATGAGGAGTTGATCGAGGCCAAGGAAGGTCCGGCCTCCCGAAAGAAGTACCACGGCAAGCGGCTGAAGGAGGTCTACGGGGCTGACCCGGCGGTCTCTGCCTTCGTCTACAAGCTCTCCAAGATGACCTCCGTGGATCGCTCGCGCGCCACCCGACAGGTCATCCATCTCCTCAACCAGCTGGGCTTCGATGAGCAGCCCGAACTGCCGCTCATGGCCCCGCAGAGCGTGACGCCCGACCAGGGCGCGGTCTTCGACCAAAGCACCTCAGGGGAGCGCCAGGAGACTGAGCGCAAGGACGACCCGGCCAAGGCCCGCAAGCGGACCAAGAAGGCCCCTGAGGCCACCGCAGCGCCTTCTGAGGGCATGCCGCTCGATGAGGCCCAGGCTGCGTTCGAGCGCAACGTCGACAAGGCTCCTCAGCCAGTTGCGGAGGATGACGATCCCCGGCCCCGCTTCCTGAGGGAGAAGGTGAAGCCCACGGGCTTAGGGCCTGACGCCATCCACTGAGCCCGAGAAGCCGCCATGCGCGTGCTGGCCCTGGATCTCGCCACCCGTACCGGCTGGGCGTTCGGCGCAGTCGGCAAGCGCCCGAGCTATGGGGTTGAGCGCATGAAGAAGCCCACCGATCCCGTGCAGCAGGCGGCGCGCAAGATGGGCGGGCTGATCCGCAACTTCTGCTACTTCGAGTCCGACAGGCCCGACCTGATCGTCTACGAGGCCCCGCTGACGCCCTTCGCCGGGCACAACGATCAGCGTCAGCGGTCCATCGAGTCCGTGATCATGCCCCAGCAGCTGGTTGGGGCTGTCGAGGGGATGGCTGAGGTTTATGGCGTCCGCTGCGAGGCGTTGAACGTCAACAGGGTCCGCAAGCACTTCATCGGGCGGGCGAACCTGGGCGACCGCGAGGCCACCAAGGCTGCCATCATCGGACGCTGCCGCCTGCTGGGCTACGTCCCAGCCGACTTCAAGGACGACAACGCCTGCGATGCGCTCGCCTGCTGGGACATGGCCTGCGCGGTCTACGGCGGCTACCGGCCAGAGCGGCTCGTGCTCTTCGGTGAGCGCGCATGAGCCAGGGCATTACGATCTGTCTCACGGCCCAGGAGATGGCGATGGCTGCCATCGTTGGGGCGGCCCGGCACGCGGAGAGCGTCCAACAGCGCCGCCGCGACGCCCATGGTCTTTCGTCCAAGAAAGACGGCCTGGGCCTCCACATCGCAGGGGCCTGCGGAGAGATGGCGGTCGCCAAGTGGCGCGGCGTCTACTGGGGCGGCCACGTCAACACGTTCAAGGGCGCTGACCTCGGGCGCAACGTCCAAGTCCGCACCCGGTCAGACCACAAGTGGGATCTGATCGTCCGTTCCGATGACGCGGACAACGACGCCTTCGTGCTCGTGACCGGCACGGCTCCCTTGTTGGTTCTGCGGGGCTGGATGTGGGGCCGCGAGGCCAAACAAGACCGCTACCTCGACACGCATGGCGGTCGAGAGCAGGCGTGGTTCGTGCCCCAGGCCGATCTGCGCCCGATGCTCCGCGCCGAACAGCAGCGCCTGAGCGCCTGAGCCATGGCACGGGGCGTTCAATTCGACTTTCTCGGCGGCCCGGCCAAGCCGACGCCCGAGAAGAGACAAGTCAAAGCGGTCACGGCTGAAGACGTGACGCCCTGTACTTGGTGTTCCGATAGGATCGGCCCGTGGTGGGACGAAGGCCCCATCCGTTGCTGCCGAGCCTGTGTGCCTGATTACTTGCGCTATCCGGCGCGATTTGCAGCACAGGATGCGAGCGATGACTGACGAAGGCGAAGTGATGTTCGGCCCGCCGAAGCCCACCGGCTTTACGGTGGCCCGCAGGGTTGCGCGTCGCTACGGGCTCACGCTGGAGGACATTCAGGGCGAGTGCAAGGACCGGCGGATGGTGGAGATCCGCTGGGAGACCATCGCTGCGATCCGGCGCATGCACCCCGGCAGCACGCTCCACCAGATCGGCCGCGTCGTGAAGAAGGACCACACCACGGTCCTGCACGCCCTGAAGAAGATGGGGATGTGGCGTCAATGACGTGGCCGTTCTCACCCCTCACGCCGCTGTCCTACGATGTGATCATCTGCGATCCGGCGTGGCGCTTCCAGACCCGCAGCGAGCGCGGCCAGACCAAGGGCGCGAGCCACCACTACGAAGTGATGTCCGACGAGGAGATCGCCGCGCTGCCGGTGGGCTCCCTCGCCCAGCGGGACTGCATCCTGCTGCTCTGGGCGACGGCTCCGATGCTGCCGCTGGCGCTGGAGGTCATGAGGGGCTGGGGCTTCTCCTACAAGTCGCTTTTGGCCTGGAGGAAGACGACGGCCACCGGCAAGGTCCGCATGGGGACGGGCTACTGGGCGCGGTCCATGCACGAGCCCGTGCTGATCGGGACCATCGGTAGCCCCAGCAAGACCTCTGCCTTCCCCTCGATCTTCGACGGCCTCGCTCGGGAGCACAGTCGCAAGCCCAACGAGTTCTACGACCTTGTCCGCAAGCACACCAGCGGCCTGCGGCGCGCCGACCTCTTCGCCCGCGAGTCCCGTGAGGGGTTCGAGGGATGGGGACGCGAGATGGGCAAGTTTGATGAGGTGGCGGCATGAGGCCCTGTCGTCCCACCCCATCTGGACGCGCTGTCTATGAGGCTGTCGTCGCCGAATGCGTGGCGCAAGGGCTGCCTCAGCCTGTCCTCACGCCCGGCGGCAAGCACTTCAAGCTCCTCGTGATGATCGATGGCGAGCGTCACGCGCTGACGATGCCGCGATCTCCGTCCGACACCGACGCTCCCAGGATCAAGGTCGGCGACCTCCGTCGCCTGATCCGCAAGGTAAGAGGATCCAAGGCATGAACGCCGCCGCCATGATTGCGAGCCCCTACACCGCCGTCGAGTTCAAAGAGATGCCCGCCAACATAGACGCCGAGCAGGGCCTCCTGGGCGCTGTCCTGCTCCACAACGACGTGCTGGCGAGGGTCTCCAGCATCGTCTCGGAGGAGCACTTCAGCGAGGCGCTGCACGGCAAGATCTGGTCGGTGATCGTCGGCCTCGTGGCCGAAGGCAAGCTCGCCAACCCGATCACGCTTCGCTCCTACCTGGGCAGCGCCGACCTCGGCGGCATCACGTCGGGGGAGTATCTCGCCCGACTTTCCGCGCAGGCCACGTCGCCATCCAACGCCGTCTTCTATGCCGAGGCCGTGCGTGACGCCTGGGCGCGCCGGGGCGTGATCTCCCTGGCCCAGACGCTGATGGAGCGGGCGTACCAGCCCACCGTCGAGGACTCGGTCAAGACCATGATCGATGAGGCCGAGACAAGCCTGTCCGAACTGCGCCCCACGGAAGACCGCGTCTTCGGGGACTTCATCTCGCTGAAGACCGCCGCCAACCGCGCTATGCGCGCGGCGGCTGAGCGCTACCGGGAGAACAGGCCGGTGGCCGGGCTCTCTACGGGCCTGCCGCGCCTGGACGGCATCATGGGCGGCCTGCGGAAGACCGACCTCGTGGTGATCGGCGGCAGGCCAGGATCGGGCAAGACGACGGCGGCCACGAACTTCGCGTTCAACGTGAGCCGACAGGGCGGCGTGGTGGCCTTCTTCTCTCAGGAGATGGGCGAGGAGCAGCTGGCGACGCGCATCCTGGCTGAACAGTCCAACGTCCCCGCGTACCAAATCGAACAGGGCAAGGTCACGCAGCAGCAGCTGGAAGCCTTCATGGCTGCTGAAGAGCGCTTCCAGCGCGAGATCTCCGATGTCCAGAACTTCTACATCGATCCCAGCGGCGGCCTGTCCATCGCCAACCTCGCCTTCAAGGCGCGTCGTCTTCGTAAGCGCGCGGGGCGCATCGACCTGATCGTGGTCGACTACATCCAACTGATGAACTCCGGGGCCAAGGGCCGGAAGGGCGACACGAACCGCTCCGTGGAGATCGGCGAGGTGACCACGGGCCTCAAGGCGCTCGCCAAGGATCTGAAGGTGCCGATCATCGCCCTGTCGCAGCTGTCGCGTCAGGTCGAGGCCCGTGACGACAAGCGGCCGATGCTCTCGGACCTGAAGGAGTCGGGCTCCATCGAGGCCGACGCCGACATCGTGCTGTTCCTCTACCGAGACGAATACTACCTCGCCCAGCGCGAGCCAAAGCAAGGCGGCGAGGCGCATGACGCCTGGGCGCGCCAGATGCGCCGCGCTGAGGGCCGGGCCGAGATCATCGTCGCGAAGAACCGCCATGGCCGCTGCGGGATCGTGGAGGTCGGATTCGACGGCGATTTCTCGCGCTTCACGAACGATCCGCCTGCCGTGTTCGAGGACGACGAGCCCGCCCGCGAGCGCAAGCCTGCCAAGCCGAAGCTCACCGACAAGACGGCGGTGAACCTGTACGGAGTCCTCAAGACGATGTCCCTCACACGGGGGCTCATCGCCACGCCCGATCAGCGTGCCGCCGACCGGCAACTGCCGAAGGGCGCGCGGCTAATCCTCATGGAGGAGGCCCGCACCAAGTTCGGCGAAGAGGTTCTCGCTGCGAAGGAAGAAGACGCCAAGCGCGTCGAGACGGAGTTCAGGGCCGCATTCAAAGCAATCCGCGCGGCCGAGATGGGCTTCTACTCCAAGCAGGGCGACGACTTCTACATCTGGCTCCCCGCTTTCACGTCGGAGGTGTGACCCGTGGCTGAGCACAACCTTACGCCGGAGATGCAGGCCCTGATCCGGAAGTGCGCGGCGGCCACCCTGCTCTACGAGGCGAAGCTGAAGGAGTTTGAAGCCGCCCTCATGTTGGGGAGCCCCACTCTTGTCGAGAGGCTCCGCTCCAGCGTTGTCGGGGCCGTGGAGGGCATCCTCGACGCCAAGGAAGAGGTCTACCGGGAGATGCACCGATGAACCCGGTCAAGAGAGCGGATCTGCCCTACCAGCAGATCCCACACCCTGGTGGTCGTGGCACCCAGTGGGCCATCACCTGTGGCAGCTGCGGGACGACCGCGAGCCTTGGCCAGCAGGACATGGGCGGGAAGCTTCTGGCCGAACAGCTGCCCAAGCGCGCCCGGCTGAACGGATGGGAGCCCGGCAAGAAGTCCTCCGATCACCGTTGCCCTGGATGCCTCATGCGAGCCTCGACCAAGACCATGCGTAAGCCCCCCGTCCTCGCCGTCGTTCCGCCTTCCCAGGAGCCAGCCATGGCCGTTCCCGCGCCCAAAGACGAGCCCCGCCAGATGGGGCGTGAAGACCGCCGCGTGATCTTCGCCAAGCTGGAGGAGGTCTACGTCGATGAGAAGACCGGCTACGAGGTCGGCTGGACCGACGAGCGCGTCGCGAATGATCTCGGCGTGCCGCGCGCCTGGGTTTCCGCCATGCGCGAGGAGAACTTCGGCCCGGCCCGGTCGGAGGCGCTGGATAATGCGCTACAGGAGGCCAGGGAGGTGGCGGGGCAGATCCAGGCGATCAAGACCCGCGTGGACGAGCTTCAGAGGGACATGGTCGTTCTCGTGGAGAGGCAGGCCAAGGTCGAAGCGAACATCGAGCGTCTGTCCCGCGTCTATCGGTGAGGAGCACATGACCGCACTCCACCACACCGGCCCCATGCCCGCACACGGGGGCTCCGCACCTCACCCTTACACCGGGGTCACGCCCTTACAGGGGCTTTCCCGGTTTCCGCAGGAGCGCCCCGTGGCGAAAAAAAATCAGGCACGCCTGAGCCCCGAAGATGTCGAGCGCAAGCGCCGCGAGAAAGCGGATCGCGCCACTGCCGCGAAGAACGCGGAGACCCGCAAGCGCATGGCGTCAGCTGGCGTGGAGTGGGACCACAGGACCGCGCAGGGCAAGCGCCAGTTCGACATCACCGGGACGGGCAAGGCGTTGCGCGCCAGCCTCAACCACATGAACCAGTGCTTCCGCTACAAGCAGGACCGCACCGATGCCCGCGTGCTGGCCTGGGCGAAGATCGATGAACTCTTCCACCGGGTCCATGAGGGCGAGCTTCCTGAGCCCCGGTTCGAGCCGCCTGTGGACCGCTCTGGCACGCCTGACGTGTCGGTGGCTAGGCTGGCGGCCCAGCAGGAGAATGCCCGCCTGAAAAGCTGGCTGGGGCGCGACATGCACGGTCTGCTGGAGATGGTGGTGTTCCATCAGCGCTCCTTCATCGATGTCGCGAAGGGCGATGTGGAGGAGTCCCGCCTTGTGGCTGGGATCTTCAAGCGGGCGCTCGATCAGGCTGCCGCCTTCTATGGTGTCGCCCCCGACAACAGGTTCGGGGGCGAGGTCAACCATATCCTCTGGAAGGCCGAAAAGCGCTGAGCCCCTACACCGGGCTCAGGGCAAGTACTCCTTGGGCTCTGGGTTGAGGAGGTGGCGCACGCCGCCCTTCTCCACATGGCCCTCGCAGATCAGGTCGCGCTTGGGCTGCCAGTTTCGCACGTTGTCGCTCTGTAGCCAGAGGCAAGCCCTGCCGATCTCCGTGAGGGTGAAACCCCACACGTTGCTCCATTCCACAAAGCCGTCCTTCTCCAACTCCCGCAGGAAGCTGACCAGTTGCGGGTTCGAGGGCCACTGCGGCCCCGGCTCAGATGATACGAACTTCAAGAGATCCAGGGCGAGATCGCCAGGGATCGGATCGATGGGCTTGTCATCGGGGAATGTCATGGTCGTCTCCTGTCACACCTACACGGGGCTCGCCCCTACTCTGGGGGCTCGCGCTCCGTGTTCGTTACGCGCTCGTCAACGAAGGCTTTCACCAGCGCCCTGGCTTCGGGGACCGTGAGGGCTGTCAGCAGCGATCCCACCCACATAGGGGGGTCTGGCTGTTCGCCCGACAGCCAGCGCTCCACCCGCCGGATGTCTGAGCCCGTGGTGCGTGCGAACTGGCGGGCCGTGAGGCCCACCGCGTTCAGCATCCGGCCCATCTCCTTAGGTGTCAGCGGCTCATAGATGTACCTGGGCATGCGCTCTCCTGATGGGTGGTCGTCAGCGACCAGCCGCGCCAATGAGCCATATGACGATCAGGATCACGAGCGCCAGCCCGACAGGCACGGTGCGGGTCACCTGATAGACGAGCCCCCTGATGAGGGCTCGCACGATCTCGTCCTGTACGTTCACGTCAGGCCTCCGCAGATCGGCGCATCACGGGGGGCTGTATCCTGGGTGCAGTTGGGCGGCAGATCGCTCTCAAGGGCTCGCCAGCTGGTGATCGTCGGCCACCGCTCCATCAGCTGCTCTGCATGCGCCTGGGCCTGATCGGCGTCGGGGAAGCGACGCCCCGTGTCGATCAGTTGGGAGTGCCCCGCGTCCGTGCGCCGGATGTGGAGGGCGAAGGAAGCCGGGGCGACCGGCTCCGTCTTGGTGCGCCTCGCCATCACAGGCCCCCCTTTGCTCTACGGATCACTTCGCGGGCTCCTTCCACGGCTGTGGTCATGACGTAGACCAGCCGCGTCGGGAGGTGGTCCGTGGCTTCGTCGGCCAACTTCACCAGTTCTTCCAAGCTCTCCAGCAACTCCGGGGATTCGGTCATCAGGCGCGCGTCCGCTTCGGTGTCGTCGCCCCCCATGGCCCCCTGGAGGTTGACCACAATGCCCACCTCGCCGTCCTTCCAGAAGCGGATGGCTGGCTCTTCGGGATCGTACCACCAGGGGCCTGGGGTATATGTCGCTGCTCTCGGCATCGCAGGGCTCCCTCAGATGTTCTCGATGGCGCGGCTTGTGATGTCGCTGAGATCGCTCTCGACCTCTCGGCGTTCCTGCCATTCGTTCTCGTCGTCATCGCTTGTAACTTGGAGCCCTGGAAAGGGGATGTTGTCCTCAACGACCTCGATGTCGTTCGCTTCGGCGTAGTCGTGAATCGCCTCGATGCACGCATCAGCGGCGGCCTCGCCGTCCTTGTCGCCATCGTGATCGAGCGAGGCGATCATGCTCCGGTAGGCGTCCTCGTTCAGAAGAATGTAGATGGTCATGTTGCTGTCCTGTGTGGCTGCGTGGTTGCGGGAAGGGATGGGACGCCCCTACACGGGACGCCCCTACAGAGGCCCTAGCGGGCGTGTGGATCGATGGGCAGCACCTCCCCGAAGGGCGCGTACCGCGCCCGGCCCCAGGCCGCCCAAAGCGTCGGCATGGAGGGCTCCTGACCGAAGTTCGAGACCTCCAGATCGGTCAGGTAGATCAGGGCAGCCGCGTCGGGGTGGTGCTCCATGACGTGGCGCATGGTGTCGGCGAAGTTCGTGCCCCAGCCGCCGGGGCTGTCCAGGCGCACGGTGTCGCCGCGCTCATAGGTGGTGGTCCCTCGCACCTGGGTGTCCGCGTAAACGACTTCGATGCGGTCGATGCGCCCGGTGTCGAGCATGCCCTGCACCTCGCCTCCGAAGGCGCGCAGGACTGTGTCGTCGATGGACCCAGAGGTATCCACGGCCACCACTACAGAGGAGACGGCGTCGGCCGTGCGGCCGGGGAGGTAGAACCCGCTGTCGAGAAAGCGCTTGTCGGGCCGGTTCCAGTTGGTCGCCTTCTCGGACGCGTCGTCGATGAAGCGGGCCAGTTCCTCGCGCCAGTTGATGCGGGGGCGGTCCATCTCCTCCAGCACCCGGCGCATGTGGCCCGGCATGTCGCCGATCCCCCGGCTGGCGACATCGATGGCCTGCCGCACCAGCTGCTCGGCCTGGGCCGCCGCCTCGCTGAGGCCTGCCGCGTCGGGGGCCGCGTCGATGACGCCGCCGCACCGGCCGGGATCCGGCGCGCTGACCGGCGCGCCCTTACCAGCGCCCTGGCCCTCGCCGCCCTCTCCGTTGGCCTCAGAGGCCCCGACAGCGGCCGATTCGCCTTCGCCGCTGTCGGACTGCCCCTCAGTGTCGTCGGCCGCTCCTGAGCCTCCCTGGCCGTTTTTATCGCCATCCTGGCTGTCATCGCCTTCGCTGTCTCCCTGATCGTCGCTGTCCTGGCTGTCGTCGCCCTGGTCGTCATCCTGGCCGCCGGGCTGCGTCTGGCTGTCGTCGCCCTCCTGGTCGTCCTGCGGCTGGTCCTGGGGCTGGTCCTGGGGCTGGTCCTGCGGCGGGTTCTTGCGGCCGTACAGCACCGTGTAGATGTCCTCCGCGTTCTGGCCCTTGAAGGCCGGATCTAGGAGCAGACCAGGGGGGAGGGTGCCGCCGGCCTCCAGCACCATGGGGTTGATGGCGTAGTCGCAGGCCTCGTTCCAGAGGTCGAGGTCGCGGCGCTGGCGGCGCACATGGTGCATCAGGGCGATGTGCATGGCCTCGTGCATGACCACGCCGATCAGCTGCGCCTCGGTCAGCCCCTCCACGAAGGTGGCGTTGTAGAACAGGTGCTTCCCGTCCACCGCCATGGTGTCCACGGAGGCGGTCTCGACCACCTCCATGGACAGGGCGATGCAGGCGAAGAAGGGTTGGCTGAGGATCAGCGCAGAGCGGGCGCGGAGCACGCGCTCGTGGGCTGGCTTGTTGCGGATCGTGTCGCGCATGGTCGCCCCCTTAGATCAGCACGTCGGCGTTGGACGCGGCCCAGTGGACGAAGGCCGCCGTCTCCGCGAGGGCGGGGTCGCGCCGCACCGCGTCGGTCGCCGCGACGATCTCGAACTCGCGCCCCAGGCGCTTGGTGTAGGTCAGCACCGCCGCGAACGTGGCGGCCTTGGCGGCGCGGCTCAGGGCCACCGTGACCATGTACTGAAGCGAGGGCTGCGACGGCACCGGAGCGTTCTGGGGATCGGCCAGGAGCGTCGGGAGCGGCGGCAGCTGGCGGCGCAGCTGAAGGAACCCCTCCATCTCCGCAGCCGCGCCCTCGCCCACCAGACCGGACACCAGGGCCGGGCGGATGGCGTCGGGGGCGTCCACCACGTCCGCGACCTTTTCCCAGCTGCGCGGCGAGGGGAACGCCCGCACGTCGGGCTTGGACGGATCGAACTGGTGCAGGAGGCCGGGCCGGTTCGAGGTGCCCTGGCCGCGCCAGGACATGAACGCCACCACCAGGGGGTGCAGCTGCACGCTGGCGGCCCAGGCCAACCACGCCTTCAGGTCCACCTCGACATCGATGTGCAGCAGGCGGTTGGCGAGCGCAGTCGGCATGCGCTGGGCCGCTGCGCGATCCGTCTGCCGGTTGCCCGCCAGCACAATGCGGGTGTCCTTCGGGAGAAGGTGCGGCCCGACGCGGCGCGCCAGCACCAGCTGCATCAAGGGAACTTGGAGCGCCTGACTGTTGGCGTTCGCCTCATCAATGAAGAGGATCGCGCCCGGCCCGGCCGCCTCCAGGCGCACGAGGAAATCGGGCTTCGACCAGACGACGCTGTCGGTCTTGGCGTCCCTCCAGGGGAGGCCCCGGAGGTCGACCGGCTCAAGGGTGGAGAGGGTCTCGATGACGATGCCCCGTCCCTGCGCCTTAGCGACTTGCTCGACAATGGCGGTCTTGCCGATGCCGGGCGCGCCCCACAGCATCGTGGGGACGTTCGCCTGGACGGCGAAGGCAAGGGCGGCGATGGCTTTGGTCATGTCCATGGTGGTGGTCCTTGATGGCTGCGGCGTGATTGCCGGTGGTCACTACAGAGGGGGCGGATGGGTCAGGCGAGGTAGTCGGCCATGTCAGCCAGGATGGCTTGGGCGGCGTCGGCCGTGCTCTTGCGGAGGGCTTCGTCCTCGCGCAGTTCGCAGGCGTCGAACGCGCACAGCTGCTCCTCCATGCGGGCGGTGAGGGCGGTCAGGAAGGCGTCGCCGGTCAGGTTGAAGGAGGGCAGGACCGCCACGAGGTCGCGGACGTTCTCGACCAGGGAATCCCTGAACACGCCCTCTGCACGCGCCCCCACACCGGGGGCGGGCTTGTAGGCGTTCAGCCGCTCGACCATGCGGCCCACCGTCTCCGCGATCCGGTCCCAGGCGTCGCGCATCGCGCCTTCCAGGGCGGCGCGGGTGGTCGCCTCGATCTCGGCCCTGATCTCGGCCGCCTGATGATCCGACAGCCCGGCCCTGAAATCGGAGGCGTCGGGCATGGGGAGGATGCGGATCCCGAAGTCGAACCGGCGGCGGATCTGGCTGACGTGCGGGTAGTCCTGGGCGTCGTAGAGCGTCCCCAGCCGCTGCTGCGCGTCCGTGACGTAGGAGGGGTACGCCTCACAAAAGCGGTCCACGGCGGCCTCGAAATCGGCACGCAGGCCCCGCATGCGGGCGGTGTAGCCGATGTACGCGGCGGCGGGCAGGATGCGCGCCCCGTCGTCCAGCCACGGCAGCGTGCGGCTGTAGTGGTAGGCGCGGGCGGCGTTCGTGGCGGCCACGATGTCGGCCAGGGCCGTCTTGGCGACCAGGGCCTTGTTGTAGCGGCCAGCGTCGGCCGCCGCGCCGTGCTGGTGGTTCACCTCGTCGGTGATCCGCTTGTCGAGCCTGCGGGCGGTCCACTGCGTCACCTTGAGGCCCGCCAGCATGGCGCGGGTGGCGAGCGGGTTGGTCCCCACCACAGAGGGGGGCGCGGCCACCACAGGGGTGGCGGTGGTGATGGCGGTGAGGGCGGTGCGGGCGTTCATGGGTCGTCCTTCGGTTGGCGTGATTGCCGTGGAGCGGAGCGCTCCCCAACGGGGCCGCCGAAGCAGCCCCGTGACGGGAGGGCTCAGGCCATCGTGTTCTGCCGCCGGGACACGTCGCGCTCGCGTGCCTCCATCTGCCAGAGGGCCGCCGTCTGGCGCATGTTGTCCATGAAGGCTTTGCCATTGAACGGCGTGCTGATCTTGAACCAGCCGTTCGGCGTCAGGTGCATGCGCGAATGCAGACCCAGCGCTTCGCAGGCGCGGTTGTAGCGGGCGACGATGTCGGTCTTGCTGATGTCGGACATGGGGGCCTCGATGCAGGAGAGGGGTCAGGCCACGAGCGCAACGGCCGGGGAGGGGGTGTCAACACGGTAGGTCTCACGCAGGCGGCGCACCGCCTCCGCATCCTGGGCCGGGGTGAGCACGAGCCCTTGATAGGGCCGGGCCTGCGGCCACAGGATCGAAGGCCTTACCTCGACCAGCCACCACGCGGATGAGCGGCGCTCAACCGTGATGGTGGTCGTCGTCGCGCGGTTGCCGTAGGCGCGGGGGAGCTTGGTCCCGCTCTGATCAACCATGCGCGCCCCGGAGCGCAGACCCTTGGGCAGGCCTAGCTCCTCCAGGCGCGTCTCAGCCCTCCGGGTGACCCAAATCACCTCTTCGCATGAGGTGTAGGTGTGGGCGTGCGAACGCCCGTTGACGGCGGCCAGGGCGGCCTTGATGGCGTCGGCGTTGTCGGCGGTGACCTTGATCGCTTTCATGGTGGGCGTCCTTGCGATGGCGTGATTGCCGGTTGTGGTCCCCTACACGGGGAGGGCGTGCTGCCCATGGAGCCCCCACAGGAGGGGCTCGGTGCTCGGCACGCGGTGCGCTCAGGCCTCCCCGCCTTGGGGTTTCAGGGCCTCCCGCGCCATGTCCGCGACGCTTTGGAACCACGCCCGGTACATCTTCGTGTCGGGCGCGGTCGCCATCTCCTGCGCGTGCGTCTCGATGTGGCGCAGCGCCTCGGCCATGACGGCCGGGGAGGGGGCCGCAGGCGCAGGGGAGGGGGCCACCGGGCCGGGGGCGACCAGCAACAGCGACATCAGCGTGTCGCGGGCCTTCTCCAGCGCCTGCGGGAGCAGATCGTTGGCTACCTCCGTCAGGTAGGGGCCTCCGTTGCTCTCGACCCCCCACAGGGACACGTCGAACCCGTCCACCAGGGTCACGCCGTCCCGCGTCACGGTCAGGGCCAACCCCACATAGGACCACACGTCATCGCACCAGTCCTTCAGGTGGTGGTAATCCACCCGCGCGGCGACGGCGGCCCGCTGCGACGGCGTCATGTGCTCTGAGCACCTCACGCCCCACTGCTCGCGCTCTGCCTGCCTCTCGGCTGCGGCCATGTCGTAGAACACGCGGCCGTGGCGGCTCTCGGCTAGTACCTTCTCACCGGGGAGGGGATCGCGCGTCGTCCAATCGCTGACCGGCCCATGGCCGTCCTCACGCTCCCACGGGGGGGTGCTGTCGTCGTCCCGGTAGATGGTCGCCGTGACGGTGAACCCGTCCACGGTGCAGCTGATGGAGTCGCCGGGGAAGGCGGCGATGCTGAATTGGCCGGTGAAGGTCATGGGCGCGGTCCTTAAGCTGCGGGCGTGATTGCCCAAGTCGGTCCCCTACACGGGGAGGGCCTGTGGCCCCTGATGCCCCCACACGGGAGGGGGCATGGAGGGCTACACGCCGGGGCTCAGAGGCACCACGGGAGGCGGGCGTACATGTCGCCAGTCATCCGGCCGCCCAAGGCCTGGGCGCGCCGCCTGATGCTGTCCACGAGCCCGGCCGCCTCGCTGGTGAAGTAGTCCCGCGTTTCACAGGCCTGATAGTCGAAGCAATCGCAGAGCTTGATGACGGCTGTCGCGACGGTGCGCCCGGTCAGGCGGGTCAGCCGCGCTTGCTCTTTGGCGGTGCCACGCAGCACGTCAGCCACCTTGACGTGTTGGAACGTGTAGGCGGCGGCTGCGGCCTCCTCTTCGCGGTTGTCCTCATAGCGGGCGCGAAGGGAGCGCATGTTCTCCTCGACCAGGGTGGCGAAGGCTAAGGCGTCGCAAGGCACGTCATTGTCCAGCGCGAACGAGACCAGGGCGCGAAGATGGTTCTCGGAGCAGAGGAAAGCAGACATTGGGCGCGGTCCTTAAGCTGCGGGCGGGGTTGCCCTGGCGGATCGGTAATCGATCCCCGACACGCCACCACACCGGGGAGGGGGTGGCGTCGCGGGGGCCGACTAGCGGATCCCGTAGGCGGTCACCTTGCGCCCGGTCAGGAGCGCCAGGGATGCCCCGTGAACGGGCTGCCGGGCCTCGTCAGCGGTCACGAACGTGCCGGCGCGGAACGGGTTGTAGGTGACGGCGGTCCCGTCCTGGCGCGCCTCTACAGGGGCCTTGCGGTCCCAATAGCCGCACGCGAAGGCATGGACGTTCTTGCGGCCCTCTTGGACCGCCCGCGCCCGGCCCGCCTGTGAGACCTTGAACGTGACGCCCCACAGGGCGAGGCTATCGACGTGGGCGATCACCCGGCGGGTCCTGGCGTCTTGGACGCTCCACACCCGCTTGTGAAGGTTGAAGTACACCCGCACCTTGAGGGGTAGCGGATCGGACTGGCGCGCCACTACAGGGGCCGCCCCCACAGGGGATGGCGATTGCGGGGCCGCAGAGGGGGCAAGGGCGGCCGTTTCGGGCTTGGCGGCGGTCGTGGTGCGGGACATGGCTGGATCCTTACAGGCGGCCCTACACGGGGCCGGGACACGGGAGGGGTTCAGGCGAAGCGGATGAACCGGTGCTTGCGGGCGAACGCCACGGCGCGATCCGCGCGGCGGCCGATCTGCCGCAGCTTGGCGCGCGCCGCATACAGGGCGCGC